ATTTAATTGAATTAGGTCCTCCATCCTTTCCACCTGGAACTGTTATGACTCGTGCTGATTCATATCAGGTGTTCTGGCCAGTTATATGGTCGACAGCAATTGTTGGTCCAGTCTTTGAAGAATTGATCAAATTCTTTGCACCAAAGACTGGGTTTGCCCTTTTTGTTATTGGGGAACCTCTTATTAAGTTGTTAAAAGGGGTTACTATGAGAGAAAACCAAAACGCTTGTGTGTTAGCAATCATTTTTCATGGGCTAACATGGTTAAACGCTAGACGTGGCACCCTACCATCATTATTTTCCAACATTATCGTCCATTCCATTGTCAACTTTCTTGCAGTGTGTATGACCTACCAGAATTCTTTGGTTATGTCTATGGACCGACGGGCTATTTTGCTCGGGTTTTTGTTGAAAATGATTATGAGGTACCTATGCCGTGTCAACGTTTCAATGTCATTCTTAGACTCCCTGTTTGGGAAGAAAATGCGAGTTGTAAGGACCCATCCCATTCCTCCACCTATTATTAAATCTTGTTTTTGGAAGGAAGATGGACCAACACATCACACTGCATTGATATCTCAAGCAACACCTGATCAGGTGTGTAAGCCAATGCTAGGAGCTTGGCCTTATGGAATCACAATGCATGAATACCATCCCTTCATGTGTCGTGGTTGTCAATGTAATGAACGTCGCTCTGTTGTCTCTCGTCAATGCCTTAAGAGACCAGAACCTGCTACAGCTGTAATGGATGCATATTATGTCTATAGTTTGTCTAGACATCCATCCTATTACGGACCAATTAAGACCATTCCACCATTGAGCTTCAATCAATGGAAAAGTCGTTTTCCTCTAGGCCGTCAACAATTGTTGAATGAAGCTAAAGAATCACTTATATATGAGCCACTCAACCATAAGGATTATACTTATGATTGTTTCGTGAAACAAGAATTGCAACTTGACCCAAATTTCATCGAACCTGTCTCTCCCACCACTATGACCCTATCTGCATAATTACTGAGTGAACTCCCAATCAGTAATGGTGCTATCATTGATGCAGATCCTAGGAATATTAGCGGACCGTCCATTAGATATAAGTGTGTTGTTAGCCCAACTATTGCAGCTCTAGAACATCACATAGCCACGTACACTAAGAAGAATAAAGTGAACGGGTACCCATGTCCTTTTACTTTAACAAAAGGTTTTAACCCAACGCAGCTTGGTAACTGGTTTTCCTCTTTGGTAGACCAGTTCAACACCCCATATTCAGTAACTGATGATGGATCAAGATGGGACGCCACCATGAATTATGATTTATTACAGTCTGAATTGGAAGTGTATGAGTATTTCGGAGCTCGACGAAAAATACTCAATCATATGCGTAAAACTGCTTATCGGACTAAAGGTATCACTAAAAATGGAATTAAGTTCTCAATTGAAGCCACCAGGAAATCTGGTGATCCTAATACTTCATTAGGAAACTGTATAATTGATGGGCAAATCCATACCTTTGTTTATTCTCTCATGTACTCTCTTGCAGGCATAACTCCAATTATGGAATGTTATGATGAGCCCGTACTGTGTGATTTCCAGATTGATAATCTTTCAATCGACCATCAGCTACCAATGCATCAATATAAAATCTTTATGGGTGTTGATGGGGATGACAATATCACCTTGGTTGAAGGTGAAGAATGGCAACAAGTCGACCAGTTTATGCTTACAACTTATAAAATACCAGCTATCCGCTTTGCTGAGATAATGTTAACAGCGTTAGGTATCCAGCCGAAACTCCAAGTGTTTGAGGAGTTCGAACATGCTGATTACCTTAGTGGTTATTTCTATCCAATTGGTTTCAATAGATATGTCCATGGTCCCAAGATCTACCGACCTTTAATTAAATCGGGATGGTCTGTTCACCAATATAATAGTTTGGGGATCAAGGATTGGGTCTATACCAATTCCATTTCTTCTAAGATAGATTGGCAACACATACCCATTCTTAGAGAACTGGCTAAAGCGAACCAGCGTATTGCTTATGGAGGCAGATATGACTTGAATAAATCAAGTACCAGATATAAGAAACATGTCACTATACCCGAACATCCTAGTTTGGAGACATATATCTTTGTGTCTGACGTCACAGGAATCCCAATGGAATCAATCCATGAGATTGAAACTGATTTGTCAACTATTAATCACACCTGTGCATATTCACACCCCGCTCTCGACGACTACTTTCAGAGAGTATTAAGTAAACGGTATGTAGGCTAAATTTCCACCCCCACCTGGGAAACCAGGTGGGGGTGACGCGACGTAAAATACCAGGTTGATGACTGGCGCGGGGTAGCAATTGGTTACGGATTAGTCAAGGGAGTACCGCCCCACCTTCCGTAGGTTAAGTGAAATTTAACAAGAACTCAATGGATACTAAAATTGATATTATTGAAAAACCTAAAAGAAGGAATCCTCGGAAGAAGAAACAATCATCTAAGGAAACCAAACTAATAGTCGCTAATACCAACAAGCTTAATCGTCTTCCGATTGTGCGTGAACCTAAAAACGTCACCACTGCTGATATTAATAACATCACGGAATTTTTAAATGCTTTGTTACTCCAGGACAAACCATATGTCCTACCCAGATATGCTGGTGCTTATGTTGCACCTCATCAGTTCACATGGAAACAAAACTTCAATTTGAACACAGCTCAATCTCTTTACGGAGCCTTCATTATTACCAATGATCCGGACAATTACCTAATTACGTCTACACCAAATGATACTAGCGCCATAACGCCTGGCGCTGCGGAAATTACACCCGCTATTGCGATTGTTTGGCCAAGTGGAGTTAATATTACGGAAAGTGTTCCCTTTCAATTGGAGGATGGAACTTTCACTAAGATGGCTGTGTCTCAAACTGGGGTTACAGGTGTTTTCTATGATGCTTCAGTCGAAAAATTTGTTCCAGGTACAAGTTACTACCCAGGTGTTTATACACTTCCCACTGCTGCTACTACGGTAATGGGAACCATGACCAATACTAATGGTGTGGCTGGTAATGTAATGTTCAAATTTGGTTACATCAATTTGGCTGGCCAGTCTGTACAATCAGGCTCTGCTACATCCGCTCTGTCAAATGTTGCACATTCGACAGTTTCTTATGACTATACTACCAATGCGAATTGGGCTGCTCACGTGGCGATTGTTGCTAATTCAACTTTGAGTATGGGGATGTGGTTTGCTATAAGTATCGTACCTACTGCTGGTGTGTACCAACAAGGACCTGCTGCTTACTTCGCAGTTTTCTTGAATGGTGCAACTGTCACTGCTTCTCTGGTTTGGACTTCTCAAAGTCTTTGGAGTTTGCTACCTAATGGTGGCGCAGCTGCAAAATTACAATATGATTTAGCAGTAAGGCACAATGTCACTGGTCAGAATGTAGTATTTTCTAACAATTCTGCCGAACTCATCAAAGGGGGTAACATTTATGCTGCACGATTGCCTGGAAACTCGTTTAATCAGTTACCAGGAACGCTACAAGGTATCAGTGACATACTGAACTCTCAGGTTCACCATGCTCTAAAAGCAAGTGACTTAGCTAAAGGTGTTAGTTATTCCTTTACGCCTGAGAAATTACAGGATTGGCTTTTTGAACGGTCAGTCAGTGTAAGTCCGTATGATGGTAATGCTGAAAACATTCCCTATTTTGTTTGTGTCTATGATGCTTCATCGATTGGCTTGGGTAGCTCAGTTCCTACTCTCACCCTTAAGGGTGCCATATCTATTGAATATCTTTCAACCGACCCCTCTAACTTTTATGTTTCCTCTCCTTCTAATTCTATACTATTTGATGCAATATTGAATGCACTAGCTTGCCAAAATTGTGTGTCTGAAAATCCTGAACATTTAAAGAATATCAAAAACGTAATTAAAAAGGTTTTGACCTCTGATAATCTGAAAATGGCAATCCGACTCATGATCCAAGCCGGTGTAGCTGTTGCTCCTATGGTTATGTCTCTATTGTAAATATCACTCGTCA